ATAGAGCCGCTAATAGTGCTAGCCGCTTCCTCTGCCGTGGTGCCTGTGATTCCTAGATTGTCCTGAATGGCTACAATCGCGTCGATAACGTCAGAGAAGTTATCAATATCGTAGTGGATGCCTGTCAGTTCTTCCGCGTCTGCAAGCAGACGTTCCATTTCGGTTTTGGTGCCGCCATACCCGAGTTTGCATTTGTTAATCTCCGCTTTTTTTCGCGCGATATGGCGGAAGTTCAGACTGTCGCTTCGCCCTCTCGGGCGCCGTCTCGCTCAGTCGTTCACGCTGCACGGCTCTCACCTGCTTGCGCCCTGTCGGCCCCGCGCGGGCCTTCCAAGTCAATCAGAGACGGTTCGCACATCGCCCTTCGTCTATGCGGCGAGTGCCCCCATGTTGTTAAGGTTATCGAGCATGGTATAGTTCTGCTTGGCAAAGCCGTTGAAAGCATCTGTGACGCTTGTCATGTCGGTGCCCATCTTGTTGGCGTTGTCAGCCATCGCCAACAGCGCCTTATCGGATTGAGCCGCCGCCTTTTGCACGTCACCGCCGACAGCTTGCCGCAAGGTTGCAGCGTATGCGGTCGCGGTTTCCATGTATTGATTCTGCGACATGCCGACGCGCTTAAACGCCGTGGATGCGTTTTTCATCACCGTATCATAAGCATCGCCGTATAGCGTTTCGATGCCGCCCGTGAGCTGTTCGTAGTCGGCATAGGCAGAAAGCGACGCTTTGCCCAGCGCAACCACACCAGCGGCAGCGGCAACGCTTCCGGCAACGGCAACGGTTTTAATCGCATCACCAGCTTTCGACATAGCGCCCGAAAAAGCTGCTGAGAATTTCGAACCCGCAACTTTCCCAGCACCAGCCATTTCAGCTTTCAGACCTTTTCCAATGTCTTTGAATTTCGGGATAATCTGCAAATAGGCAGTACCAATTGCACCACCTGCCATATCATCCCCCTATCTTTTTGGTTGCGAACGATGCCAGCCGATTGTTGAGGTCATCGGTTGAAACTCGCTCTACGTGCTTGTACTTTTTAGGTTTGCCAGGACGTTCTATAGGTTTCGGCTTCGCGCCCTTGCCGCCGCCGATGCCCCACATAAGGCCGTTGAGTTGGTCGATGATTACCGCCAACTGGTGCTGTGAGACGTTCCATCTAAGCTGCGGGTCTATCGCCCTGGCTGTTTCAGAATCGAGCGGAATATGACGCAAGAATAGGCTCAGAGCGTCCCAACCAATCGTTTCGGGAACGTCTCTGAGCCTTACGCGCCATCGGTCGAATAAATCAAAGTCTATGGAATCGCCGAATTCCGCAATTATGCCGACGATTCCTATTATTCCCCCGCGTCCATGCCCGAAAGTTCAGCCCACTTCGATTCAACGTTTTCGATATCGTAGAGGGAAGCGGTTTCGGTGAATCCAGGAGCTACCATGTCGAACAGGTCAAGCAGCAGTTCCAGCTTGTCTTCGTCGGTTCCCTTGGTGAACTTCAGAAGCGTCTTTGCAGGGATGCGGTTCATCGCGGGAATCTCCCACGTCTGCTCACCTTTCGTGAGTTTCAGAATGCGGTCGTTCCCTTTGATTCGCTCAATAGTCGCGTCTTCGAAAAGCATGTATTAGCCCTCCTGAGCTACAGGGTCGAGCGCTTTGAAATAGCCGCCGATGCCGCTATCGTACATCGCATCGAATGTAACCGTGTCGATGACAAGTTCATCCTTCTTGTGCGTTCCCAGCTCGATTTCACGCGGGACTGCATAGGCGAAAACGTAGCGCTGAACCAGTTCCAGTTCGCCGTTCTCGTCGTTGTGGAGTTCGGTGAAAACCAGGCTCCACGCGTCCGTAGTTCCGTCGAAAGTGAAACCACCGTTAGCGGTCGCGTTTGCGGCTCCGTACTTGATTTTGTTTGCCGCATAGCCGTTGTCGAAAATCGGGACTTCGACGGTAGCGGAAGGCTTCGCGGGAGTGGAAAGGGAAGTGTTGCCACTCCAATCGGTCTTCGGGTCATCCTTGCCCAGATCTACCGATGGAGTCCAACCATCCTCGCCAACCTTCACAGTCTCGAAAGCCTGTGCGAGTTCTTCCGTGCTGGTCGTGGGCAGAGTGGTTCCGTAAGGTGCCACACTCCAATAGCCCTCGTCAATAGGCGTGCCAAAAGTGGCAAGACCTTCGTTAATAGGCATTGTATTTACTCCTTATCCCCAAAGTGCATTCATTTGATATGTGACCTGCCACCAGACATGAGACGAATCAGCACCCAGCGGTATTGCATCGGCGAAAATCGTTGCCTGGTGGTTCTGGCTCATAGCGTCCATGACCGTTAGGCAGTTGTCGTGGGCTTGCGTGTAGCTCGTTGCCCACGTCTGCAATGCGAATTGCGGTCTGCGCGTATCGCCATCAGAAGCGCCGCCTACAGGGTCGATGAGCACGAATTCATCTGGCCTTGGTTCTGGCATGGTCACGTAAACTGGCAGCTCTAGAGCCGCTTCCAGGTAGTCTTTCAGCTTGTCGAGTAGAGAAACCATCGCATTACCTGGCTTTCAGTAGCGTATTGTTTCGGGCATTGTCAATCTTGCCGTACTTGGTCGCGGCTACGACTTTGCCGATAGCGGTGTATTGACCTTCATCGACATATGCGGTGTAGAAAGTTTTGATTCCCTTGTTCGTTTTCAGGTTCGCCGATTCGTTAGCCCTGTTGCAGATCTCGTTGGATTTCTGCTGCAACTGGGCTTTTACGCCGTCCGATTTGAGAACTTGCCGCACACCGTCGATGTTGATTTTCAGTACGACGTTAGACATATACACCCGCCCTAGTTGGCATGTCCCATTTCAGCGGTGATGGAACGTGGGCAGGTTTGCCATCGACGTATACCGTATCGCCGCCATAGGTGAGCCGTGCGCCCTCTAGATCTAGCGTGCAATCACGCGGGAAATCGGCTGTCACGGTAACGACGAATCCATCAGGACGCGTATAGTCGCGGTCAGCATCGTTGACACGCGCCCAAAGCACGCCCGAAACCTCTACAGGTTCGTTGTAGGTTTTGAGCCTATCGCCCAACCGCCCCGTTTCGCCTTTCAGCGTTTCGACGGTCACGGTTACGCCGTTCATCATCCTAGTCATACGTACCCGCCTTATCTAGAGACGGTTGCAGGTAGCCGATTCGCTGGGTGGCGATTCCCAGTAGTTCCAGCTCCATATCATTCAGCTTTGGAGTTGAATAGGTGGTGCTAAAACCGAAAGATTCCGAATACCCGGCAGCGCTCGTTTGCGAATAGCTGGTAAGCCCGTCAACTGCCATTGGTGCCGCACTTGGCATTATCCGATTAGTCACGGAGCAGCAGACAGAGACTAGAGCCGCTTCGAAAAGTTCATCAGGGTCATCGTAGCTGATGCCGTGCTTGTTCATAAGCTGCATCATGTAGATGCTGGAATCATCCAGCTTTGCAGCTAGCATGTCCGCATCATCAACAGCGCCGTAGCGGTCGGTATAGTCCTGAATCGTCGCGAAAGCTTCAATAGCCATCTGTCTGCACTCCTAGTTCAGTTGTTTTTAAGCCGTGCGCAAAACTGCGAAACCAGCAGCATCCAAAACCGCCCAGTTGTAGACGATTTCGGTACGATATGCAATCTGGTTGTAACGCTTGAGATCACCCAGGCCGTCAGGGTCGCCAGTTTCGATAATTTCCAAACCGAGGTCACGCACGATGCCCCACTTGATAAGGTCGAAGTTACCCAGGATTGCAAGCACGCCCGTTGCCGTGGTAGCCAACTGCCCGTTAACAGTGTTGGAAGTGGCAGCGGGGATGCCGTCAACGTTGCCTGCGTTCAGGCTCAGCGGGATTTCGGGGAAAAGACGCTGCCCGAGGTCGTTACGCTGCTTGCGCAGTTCGTTAGCCCAAACGCGGGAAAGTGCAAGGCCATTGATTTCGTAATCAAGAACCTTGGCGGTCAAATCGTCCAGGTCTTCGAGCGCGTCAGCGGTCTTGGTCACATCGTTGCCAGCAGCGGTAACGCCAGTGGTAAGAGCGGTCATAGTGGAGACTACGCCGCCAGTACGCGGGTTGATAGCATGGTACACGCCATAGTCGAGAGCACGACCGACAGCACGA